CTATACATTATATAGGGAGACGTTGCCGCCATCACCTACACATCTTAATTGTAATACAGGTTATTTTCTATGTCAAGCATTCTAGTTGACTTCTTCTGGTGGAGTAAAAGATGGTCCAGGTCCAAGGAGATATCCTTGTTCATGGTATTCAATCATTTTAGCTGTTTTCTCAGGGTCCGCTTTATTTGCCATAATAGTCATCATGTCATAGATGCGGTGAAGCATAATATAATTGACCATAGGCAGATTGTCTTCTAGGTTCTCAGATGGCTTTGTCTCTTCAGTCATTTTCTCTTCCTAAGTCTTCCCAAAATTTCTCACGCCCCATAGCGTCAGTTTCTAATAAAGCTGTTGATTCAAACTCATATGTTGCAAATGGCTGTTCTATTTTCGGCGCACTTTTTTCGGGCTCTTTATTCATTGATGATCTTTTCTACTAATGCTACAAGATTATTATAGTCGACAATTCCGATTGTTTTCTTGTATGAGCAAGTTAGGCAATATAAAAATATGTTCTCTTCAAAGTCCTGATTGGGATAAAGAGAGCCTTGATCCATTGGGCATAATAGCTCTGGAACAAGGCCCTCTCCCGAAAGAGAAAGGTACTTAGACACGTATTGTATCTTCATGTACCTTCCTTTCTAATGTTTGAATTCCGCTAGGAACTCTTTGTGCCTTGCCCCATTTAGGGAAGACCACGATGACCAATCAGTGCCGCCTTTAGTCATGTAATACGTTATCTCTGCGTTTATTACTGGGTCAAACAATAAAATGTTTGACTTTAGATCAAATTTTTCTTTACGATCAATGCCGAGTTCACCCAACATATTAATCTGAAAAATTCCGTAGGAACTGTCTCCAGTTTTCCTGTTACCATTGTAAGCCATAGGTCTTGCGTTAGACTCTGCCTTAACAATAGCCCAAGCCTGTTTAAGGGCTTTTCCTTCAAAACCAACAGCTGATAGAAGTTCTTTTAGTTCTTCGTCTGTTAGCGTCTCAGAAGGCTTGTATACAGTATTGCTGTACTTCTCTAAGGTTTCTTTCTTTAGTTGTACTGTTGATTTCACAGGTGTTTCTACCTGCAAAGCTTGAGTCGCTGTTGGTCCTGGCTGAACCGTAAATAGAAATAATACTATTACTACTATATACGACCAACTATTGGCAACTTCGCTCAAACGTTGTTTTACTTTCTCCATTGGCATTTCCTCCTCTAGAGATAACGAACTCTAAGCATAACATTAATTCTATAAACCTGTCAAGCCAGTCAACCAGGATAAGTATCAAGTATAAGTGTATAGTTGACCAATAATATTTTAAAATAAAGACTATAAATATTTTTTACTGCTTCCCATATGAATAGTTGTTTGGTAGAATAGGATCTTCACACTAAATTTAACTTAACCGCTAGGCGGAGAAAAAGGTATTATAAAATGTCTAAGACTATTGCAAACCCGTACGAAAATTTCATTGCGTTATCAAGATATGCAAGATGGATATCAGAAGATAATCGCCGTGAGACTTGGGGCGAAACAGTAGATAGATATTTTAACTTTATGCTTGGCCATCTAGAAAAGAACCATAATTATATTCCAAATGAGAAGCTTGTTGCGGAATTAAAAGAGTTCGTATTTGAACGAAATGTTATGCCATCAATGCGTTCTGTTATGACTTCAGGAGCCGCATTGGAAAGAGATAATGTAGCTGGATATAACTGTGCTTTCTTACCAGTTGATTCCCCACGTTCATTTGATGAAACCATGTATATCCTTATGTGCGGTACAGGTGTAGGATTCTCTGTTGAGTATAAGTACATCAATAAACTTCCTGCCGTTCCAGAAACTTTAGAAAAGTCAACTACGGTTATTACAGTAGAAGACTCAAAACAGGGTTGGGCTAAAGCATACCGTGAGTTACTAGCACTACTTTGGTCTGGACAGATTCCAGCAATTGATGTTTCTAAGGTAAGACCAGCAGGAGCAAGACTTAAGACAATGGGTGGAAGATCTTCAGGCCCACAGCCACTTATTAACTTGTTTGATTTTACAATTGCAAAGTTTAAGAATGCTACAGGAAGAAACCTAAAGCCAATCGAATGCCACGACATTATGTGCAAGATTGGTGAAGTAGTTGTTGTTGGAGGAGTTCGTCGCTCAGCAATGATTTCTCTTTCTAATATTAATGATATTGAAATGGCACAGGCAAAGTCAGGTAACTGGTGGGAAGCAAGCCCACAACGTGCCCTGTCTAATAACTCTGTTGCGTATTCACGCAAGCCAGAGATGGAGCAGTTTATTGCAGAATGGAAATCTCTATATGATTCAAAATCAGGAGAACGAGGTATATACAATGTGGCCGCAGCTCAAGCCCAAGCAGCCAAGTATGGAAGAAGAGATCCAGATATACACTACGGAACTAACCCGTGCTCAGAGATTATTTTACGTCCTTACCAGTTTTGTAATCTTTCAGAAGTCGTACTACGTGAAAATGATACAAAGAAAGATATCGAACGCAAAGTAGAACTAGCAACTATTCTTGGAACCTGGCAGTCTACTCTTACAGACTTTAAGTATCTACGTAAGATTTGGAAAGATAACACAGAAGAGGAACGCCTGCTAGGAGTTTCTTTGACTGGACAGTTTGGGCATAAGTTTATGTCAGGCAAACAAGATTTGGTTGCACTAGAGTCATTCTTGATGACTCTTAGAGAAGCAGCAAGAGCAAAGAATAAAGAAGAGGCTGGGAAAATTGGGATTCCTGAGTCTGCCGCTATTACTTGTGTAAAGCCTTCTGGAACAGTATCTCAATTGGTCGGGGTATCTTCAGGAATGCATGCTTGGCATTCTCCATATTATATTAGAACTGTTCGTGGTTCAAAGGGAGATCCAATTTCTACCTTCCTTAAAGAGGTGGGGATTCCAGTAGAAGATGATGTAATGAAGCCAAACGATACATACGTATTCTCATTCCCAGTAAAGGCACCAGAGGGTGCAATTGTTAGAAATGATCTTACTGCTATTGAGCACCTAAACATTTGGTTGGTTTACCAACGTGCATGGTGTGAGCATAAGCCATCAATTACGGTTTCTGTAAAGGAAGACGAATGGATGGATGTAGGAGCTTGGGTATATAAGAATTTTGATGAGGTATCTGGAATTTCATTCTTGCCGCATTCAGATCACTCATACAAGCAAGCACCTTACCAAGAAGTAGACAAAGCAGAATACGATGCACTTGTTGCAAGAATGCCAAAGGATATTCGTTGGGAAGATTTATCTTTCTACGAGACAGAAGATGGCACATCTACTAATGCTACCCTTGCCTGCAGTTCAGACGGAAATTGTGAGCTAGTAGACATTTCTAGTTAAAAGTAGTACAATGTAATTGGGGTAAAACCCAAATTCCTGGGCACACGGCCCAGAAATAGGAGGATCTAATGAAACAAGATCTAAACAATGATGGGAAAGTAACTATGCAAGAGAAATATCTCGCAGCGTTGGCAAGCTATGGTCGTCACTTTTTGGGTGCAGCTATCGCTCTTTACATGACTGGAAACACTGACCCAGGAGACTTACTCAAGGGCGGAATCGCAGCATGTCTGCCAGTTATTCTAAAAGCACTTAATTCTAACGAGCCAGCATTTGGCTTTACAAAGAAGTAAAAATTTAATATCGATTAGGAGTGCCCTTATGGTAAAATATCCATAAGGGCTTTTCTAATTTAGGGGTAAATGTGGCAGCGCAAAAAAATTTCGAAGTAGATCAAAATACAACCTTTACATTTGAGGTTCAGTATCTTGATGAAGACCAGGTGCCAATTCAATTACATTTTCACACCGCAAAACTTCAAGTAAGAGATACACAAGGCGGAAAAAAATTAGCATTCACCCTTGTAGAAAATGACGGTATAGTAATTAACCCAACCCTAGGTAAGCTTCAAATTTCAATATCAGCAGACAGAACAAATAAAATGTTTTATCCAAAATCAGCATACGATCTAGTTCTAATAGACCCAAGCGTTAACAAGACAAGATTGCTAGAAGGGTACATGACCTTAAGTAGGTCAGTGACAATATAATGGCAACACGCTTAATAGTAACCGAAAATAACCCACTCGTTGTAGTAAGAGCATCTGGAGCACCAGGTCGTACAATTATCAGCGGAACGGGAGATCCAGCCAATACCCTAGGAGTACCTGGGGATTTTTACTTTGATACAACAACAACAAGATTCTGGGGGCCAAAAGCTTCTCAGACTAATACTTGGAATAGAGCCCAAAGCTTTATACTAGATAAGCAAATAGCACTAACGCATACATGGGAGCTATCTCAAGTAACAGGTCCAGTAAATGGAGTCTATCAGGTAGTAATTAATCACAATCTAGGTTTTAGCCCAAACGTAACAGTTAAATCTAGCGCAGGCGACATATTAGAAACAGGAATAGACTATAATAGTATTAATCAAATAACACTGACTATGGCACAACCGTTTTCAGGGACAGCACATCTGTCATAAGGGAGAAAGAAAATGGCAAGAAAATTTTTAGTCAGCGTCGATCTCAATAAAAATGAGCTCCTAAACGCTAGAATTCAGAACTTGGGTGCAGCACCATCTAGCCCAGTATCTGGACAAATTTATTACGACACATCAAACTCAACGATGTACTACTACAATGGACTGTCTGCACCAGATGGCCCATGGATGCCAATGTCTGGATCAACAGAAGTTGTTCAAGATATTATTGGAGCATCCGTACTTGCTGGCACAGCGTTAACATCTACATACAACGATACAGCAGGAACAACAACTCTTAGACTTAATGACACAGCGGTAACACCTGGTTCATATGGGTCATCAACAGCTATTCCAACATTTACAGTTGACGCACAAGGTCGCTTGACTGCAGCGGGAACAGTAGCTCTTGCAACACAGCTAGATCTTGGTGCAGATAATGCACATGGTGGATATAAGCTTGACCTTTTAACAGACACAGTAAAATTTGTTGGTGGAGAAGGAATTGACACCACTTATGCAACAGATGGAACTCTTCATACAATTACAGTAGCAGGAGAAGACGCTTCTACCACTAATAAGGGTATTGCATCTTTTAACACAGATGACTTTAATACAACAGAAGGACATGTAGAACTAGAAGATACAGTTGTTAAGACAATTACAACTGATACTGGAGCTCTTACCCCTTCAGCCCACGGAATTTCAATTCTCGGTGGAGAAGGCGTAGATGTAACACACACTGGAACATCAATTACGGTAACTGGAGAAGACGCAACCTCATCAAACAAGGGTATTGCTTCTTTTGATTCAACAGACTTTACAGCCACAGCAGGAAATATAACATTAAACGCTGAGCGAGTACAAGACATTGTTGGAGACATGATTGTCGCACCAAACACTGAAAATGGAATCGTAGTTACATATGATGACACAGCAGCAAAGCTAAACTTTGATGTTGCCGACTTTGATGTACAACTTTCTGGAGATGTAGTTGGTACAGCTACAGTAACAAACCTAGCAAGTATCAATATCTCAACGACAATCCAGCCAAACTCCGTAGCCCTCGGAGATGACACAACTGGAGCTTATATCTCAACAGTTGCTGGAACAGCAAATGAGATTACAGTAGCTGGTTCAGGTGGAGAAACAGCAGCAATTACAATTGGTTTGCCAGATGACGTAACAATTACTAACAACCTTACAGTTGGCGGTAACTTAAACGTAACTGGAACAATTAACTCAGTAAATACCACTCAGGTAAATATTGTTGATAACAAGATTAACCTTAACACCGACTTTACTGGAAATCCAACAGTAGATGCTGGTATTAGAGTAGAGCGTGGAGCAGCTGCTGACGTAGAAGTTCTATGGAATGAGACAAATGATCAATGGACACTTACAAATGATGGAACTAACTATCATGAGATTGTGCGTAAGTGGAAGTCTGATATCACAACAACAGAAGTTGCACCATATACATTCACAGCAACACACAATCTCGGAACACGGGATGTAACAGTAGCAGTATATGCAAACTCTGCTCCATATGGAGAAGTTGAAGTAGATGTTGACCATACATCAGTTAACGTGGTAACATTAACATTTGCAGCCGCACCAACCGCTGGAGCATACAGAGTCGTAATCACTGGTTAAGGAGAGATAAATGTCTGTAAAAAGATTAGTCTCCTTAAATACAGTCAGTTTAGCGACTGACCCAGCAAATCCAAGAATCGGTGACCTATATTTAAATAGCGTTACTAACAAAGTAAGAGTTTATACTAATACTGGTTGGATTGAAGTTGGAGCAGGTTCATCAGGATCTGCGGTATCAATAGGAACTACAGCACCAACAACACCTTCTCCTAAAGAGGGTGATCTTTGGTACAACAACGTTGATCCTCACTTCTATACTTATGATGGAACATTCTGGGTAGAAATATCTTTTGGCCCCGTCGGACCTGTTGGTCCAGGAGTAGCAGCAGGCGGAACCACTGGTCAGATTGCAGCTAAATCTTCAAACGCAGACTATGCAGTTACATGGGTAAACCCTTATACCGATACAAATGCAAAAGATGCCGTTGGAAATGCAGTAGGATCAGGTCTTTCTTACAATACAACTACAAAAGCAATATCAGTAAATACCGCATTAATTGCATCTCAGACATATGTAGATAATGCAGTCTCAGCGCTCTCCTCAACCGCCGCAGAAACTTATGTGCCAGATTCTTTGGTCGGTAACCCAGATGGAATAGCAACGCTAGATGCAACTGGAAATGTTCCTATCTCCCAGCTAGGAAATATAATTGATGGGGCTCCAGCAGTGCTGAATACCCTAAATGAATTAGCAGCAGCCGTAGGCGACGATGCTAATTTTATTACTAATATCACAAACTCTGTTTATGACACAGAAATTGGTATAATAATGGGAGCGTACTAGGAGATAATATGGCAAATGTAGCAAAACAATTTGTAAGGGCAGCAGCAGCCACTTCCTCAGCAACGCTATATACTGTTCCAGCAAGCAAGACTAATATAGTAACTAATATTTCAATTACCAATACAACTGCTGTAGCAATTACCGCCTCAATTTTATTTAATGACGTTGCATACCTTTCTGGAGTAACAGTTGGCGCAAACGATACCCTTGTTATGGATACCAAGACAGTTCTT